ACCCCCAACAGAATCCTGAATTGTAAAAGAACATTTTAGCACGATGGCTATAAAACAAAAAACCCTCTGGACTTTCATCTCAGAGGGTTTGGTAAGTAAACTGCTTGTATCAGTTATGTACTTGCCAAACCCCCAGAATCCTCAATCGCATTATATCCAAATGATGTGCGTGAGCATGTCCAGCCACTTAATAGCGGGAGATGTTTCTGCATGGATATATTTCTTAAGTTCATGATTGAATTCTACTACACCTTTGGTTATTTGTCAAGCACTATCTGGATAACCCTACAACTTGCAAGGTTTTTCAGACAGTAATCTATTTAGACAAGATCTTACTTGATTATTGAATTAAAGTCAACTTTTTCAACATTTATTTGACATTTTTGCAAAAAAGATAAACCATCATCGTCTCTGTAAGAATGACGATAGTAAACTTTATCTATTCCTGCTCCGTGAATTAACTTAGCACAATGAATGCAAGGAGCATGAGTGCAGAATAAACTGGAACCATTGCCTGATTCACCATCACGAGCCAATTTGATAATTGCATTTGCTTCAGCATGTATAACCTCATCTTTTGTAACTGTTGTAATTGTGTCATCTGAATGTTGCACGATGTTCTCACATTCGTTTGTCCAACCAGATGGCATACCATTATATCCGATCGAGATGATACGATTGTCTTTTACAACAACAGCACCAACCTGCAATCGTTTTGCACTAGACAACTGGGAGAATCTCTCCGCAGTGTCCATAAATGCATCAATCCATTTTTGTTTCATGTTACTGCAGGGTTATCTGACCAACCACTGCTCCAGGTTTCTTCATTGCTTCTTCACGACGCTTCTTGTATTCTTCGTTCTCAACAGGTAGTAGTTGTAATGTGTTTGGTTGAACTGCAGATACCTTTTGTTCATCATCCAACTCTTTGAACTTGTCTTCACGACTTTGTTTCGTACCAGCTGGTTGTGTCAATCGTTTGGCATCTTCTGTTGCAATCTTAAACTGCACATATGCACGATACACATCACCCTCTTTATACACAGCGATGTTCTCTCGTTTAAACATACCAATGGCTTGCTTTACACGAACCTTTGATACACGATCGATCTCTCGTTCAACAGCTGAACCAGATCCAGCATTCTCAAGTGTGGACTCACGAGTAACAGAATCAACATCTGACTTTAGTCGTGCAGCAAGTTGGGTCTTAGCATTGAGTGTTGCTTTGTCGATGGCAAACTGCATATCTTTCGATACATCAGTTGCAGTGACCACGATAAACTTCGTGTCATCTGGATCTTTTGCAAGATACCATTGAGGAATGTTATCGAGTTTGTTGGCTGGGATCTCAACTGTTTTGTTGGGATCTGCTTTAAAAGTTGAACATCCAGATAAAACTACCACAGATGCCACTACACAAGTCATAATATATTTCATTTCAAGTTCTCCGTTTAATCACAAAATTATGATACACCACTCGCCTAGCATTAATAGGCACTGACGAAATTTGTCGATAAATCTCATCTCTCGTCATACTACTACCAAAAGTAATCTTAACTTTGCTGAAGACTACCATCAGGGTATCTTTACTTTCTGCAGCATCAGACATTATGTCTGCTTGCCACCAGATACCATTCGGTAAAGTCAACTTTCCATGTAAGAGATTACTCTTAATTCCATCATAGGGATACATCATATGCATCTTGTCGTCGTATACACTAAACAAGTAAACATACATTGGCTCTCTAGTGATTACATCAAATGGATATTTCTTTCCGTTGATCGCAAAGTTGCTGGCATTTTCGATATCTCCTGCCAGTTGTCTGCTAGGTTCAAGTTCAACCTTAACTTCAACAACACAAATATCCCTCTTTTGTTTTACCTTCTCGCTTAATACTTTCTTTAAAGTACCAGCTGATTCAATTTCAGTTTTCTTAACATACTCGCACTCAATACCTTCTGCATTGCGTTCTCTGCAAATATGTTGTTTCTTTACTTCAAACTCTTTCTCAGCGTAGCGTTCGATGGCATCACTAACAGCAAGTGCTTTTGCTATGTTGCAGTCACTTGATTCGCCAGTTCCAAACGAAACATCTGCGTAAGCATTGGCACAAACCAGCAACCATAATATAGCAAACTTCTTCACTTTATGCTTTCGAATCCTCGATAATCTTATCTAATGCTGCAGCTGCATCCCAATACTCATTGGCAAGTCCTCGCCATTTAACAACTTTAATATCGTCACCTTCCCAGCGACTCCATGTTTCACCATTCCATTCGCAGTACTGAGGAAAGTCCCATGCAATTGTGGTTACTTCATAGCGACCAACATGAGTAGGATTTACTGATGCATCAAACCACTCTGTTCGTTCCAATTCTTGCATTTCTTCTTCTAACTGCTCTTCTTCATAGCGTTCCAAGTCTTCAAGAGCATTGGTGAAGTCAAGAATGTCTTCAGGTAAGTCTTCAATTGAAGCACGATCTGTCCAATCTAGTTCATAGTAGTCATCAAAACCATCTTCGAATTTACCTGCAAATCCCATTCCAGGTTCATGATACATTGCACGAACAGACCATCCCTCTGTCTCTAAGAATTCATAGAGCACAACTGGTGGTGACCACGCAGAATCAAAGTGCATAACAATTGTATGGTCGTCTTCTCGTTCCCAATCCATCATGGAAACATCCCACTTACAACCCCAATTTTCGCATGACCAACCATAGTCCCACTCACCAGCAGGATTTGGTCGTAGATAGTTTAGTGGTTGATGATCTTCTTTAAGCAACTCTTGCTCAAATGCATCAATCACTTCTTTATTATCGTGGTGCAGGGTTGCACTGTTATAACACCAATTCGGCATAATATATCTCCTAGTTTAAAACATCATTCATAATATAATTATACTACAGTCAGTCTTGCATGTCAAGCATTATTTGCAATCTTTTCTTTCTTTGCAGGTGGTGGAATGATTCCTGCATCGCTTACAAGTTTATGTGTAATCTTTGGATACATTTTATGTAACTTTTGATCCTTAACAGCGATAAGAATCTCTGCTTCTGTTGGGTGGATACCTTCCAATAACCCAATAAACAATGATTCTCGTTTGATTGGTTTAAGATCTGCACGCATGAATACATACATTTTCTTACACTCAGTAAACAAATTAGTATCAGTCATTCCAACTGGTTGGTCTGCAGATTTGAATGGTGGTTGACCCTCTGGCAAAAGCATTTTGTGTGATGGTAAGAATGCATGTGCAAACAAAACCTTCAACAAGAATTCATTCTTATGTTTCTCGATTGTCTTGGGATCTTCATTGATCTCCTTGAGCATTTCTGTTAAGTATTGTTTCATTTAAAAGTCCTCTATTTCGTCAAGCAATAATCGGCAACGATGTTCCATAAGATAGTTCATAATCTTCATCTTATCGGTATTCGGATTAGTATTTATGTATGTGGTTACGATATCTTCTGCTACTTCAGGTGGAATATGATCAAAGTCAACTAACACACTGTTGCGTTGCCAATTGCGTCTCTCATCATCGTTCTTACATGCAGTGAATCCATTCTCAAAGAACTCTTGGAGTCGTTTAGCACTCACTGGCTTTTGTCGTTCACCTTTCATGAATACATCGTCTTTACTAAAGATGTTTGGCACTCCATCGCCAGCATCACCCTTAACGATATGCTCAATCTTATGCTCAATGATTTCTCGTTGAGTTGCAGTAATGTATTTCTTCTGCATTGGAGACCACTGCTTCACATTACCATGTAATTGTAACTGTTTGAAGTCTTTGTCAGAGGACAGAATCAAAACCTTCTGTGGCTCTTCAACCAATCCCTCTTGAACCAATAGATTATCTTGCAGATATTTTACCATCACTGCAATGATGTCGTCTGCTTCGGCACGTTCCACGTGAATGACACGATATGGAAAGTATGTGGCAAGATCAGTACGCATCTCTGATAATGTATCAAAGATCAACTTCCAATCGAGATCTGATTTATCACGATTGCTTTTACGCATACCCTTATAGAACTCAAAGAAGTCCTTACGCCAGTACTTACGTCCATCGCAACAAATTACCATCTCTCCATAATCTTTACCATACTTCTTCTTGTATGATTTGAGGGTGGACAAAGTCACATGACGAATAAGATTCTTCACTTCGGACTCTGTCCCCTTCAACTCACGCTGGAAGGTAAGGATGGCTGCAAGTGCCACCTGACTATAATCAACTAATATCATATTAAAATGCTCCCAGCAAAATACATTCTTCATTGACACGACCATTTGGCACAGTTGGCTTCGTGGTCAATGTCTTCATTGCGTTATTCAATGGACGCTTACCCAGTGTTAGTCCCTTAAAGAATACATCAGGTTTGCGTAGCATCAGTGTTTTGGATTCTTTCACATCGAATCCGATAATTGTAGTACCCTTAACTGTCAGCACATCGTTGATGGCTTTGTACACAGTTACCTTACGATACTTCGTATTGTATACCCACACTTCAGACGATCCAACAATCGTCTCTGGTTTGATTGACTTGAGATTAAACTCTGCAAAGTCTTTCATGTACTTCATCTTGGCAACTACTTTGCTTGGTGGTTGTGCCTTGCGTTTACGTGGAGCACGATTCGCTTTGGCAGTCTGCACTTGTTGTTGGCAGTCTGCAATGATTTCTTCCACGAACTCAGCAAACTTCTTCAGTTCTCTTCGTGTGAGATATGAGTAACCCTCAGTGAGTTGTTCATCATCACCATCCAATGCTTCACGTAATTCTTGTGCTGTTCCAACGAACAATTCACCGATTCGTTTAGCAATGGGTGCACCAACTTCATTGGCAAGCAGATAGTTCTTGGCAGAGAAGTTATTCTTACCTCGTGTAATAATCCACTCGTCAATCGCACCCTCGAACTCACCAGCATGTTCTCTGGCTTTTTCTTCCATGCGTTCTTGAATGCTAATCACATTTGTTGGTGCTTTTACAACTTCAACTTCTTCGATATATTTCTTGGCATCTTCCAATAAGTCTTTCAATTTGTTTGTGAAGAATGGGCTATATGAAGACAATTGTTTCAAGTCTGTCTGCTCATTTGTCATGAGACGACACAACGATCCAAATGTCGTAAATTTGTAGTCGGGGAGTTTCTTGAGTTGTTTAGCAATCTTGGGTTCTTTCTTTGAGAAGAACTCAATCGTAAACATCTTCTGTTCTTTTGCACCAGTGTGCGTAGAGTAGTAACCCAACGCACGACTCAGACTGGTCGTAAAATCAATCTGGTCGATTGTTGGTTCGAAT